GTGCTCACCGATGCCAAACTTCGCAAGCTTAATGGCAAACCAATCCCAAAACTGATCGAGATGCCTGACGGCGGCGGTCTATCTATTCGTATAACCCCACTTGGTCTGATTGTCTTCCAGTACCGATACCGGTACGCAGGTAAGGCACGCCGCATGACGCTTGGAAGTTACGACGAAATATCGCTCAAAGAAGCGCGCGATATGGTTCAAGAGGCCAAGCGCGTCTTGGCCGAAGGGAAAGACCCCATCACAGTGAAATCCATGACGCTAGAGGAAATTGCTGGCGCCCCCACAGTAAAAGATTGTCTGTCCCATTGGGTTGCCAGTGCGCAGGCGCAGAGGCTGGTTAAACTGCAGTATTGGGAGAGGGCTTTCGCTAGGCACATTACGCCTTATGTTGGCAGCATGATCGTTGATGAAATGCAGATATCTCACTGGCAGCCAGTTTTTAAAAGGATGCGAGATGGTGGCGCTGAAACGTTCGCAGGAATCATGCTTTCTAAGATAAAACAGGTCTTCTCGTATTGTCTTCGCACGGAAAAGATTCGCATAAACCCTTTGGCAGCACTACGCATTAGCGACGTAGGGAAGCCGGTAGGAACTGGGAAGCGCTATTTTAGTGATGCTGAGATCGGACTGTTCTGGCTAACCCTGGAGTCATCCAGAATTTACCACCAGAATAAAATATTCATAAAATTGCTTCTTCTAACCGGGTGTCGTGGTGTTGAGTTGAGGAAGGCAAAGAAGGGGGAGTTTGACTTAAAAAATAGAACGTGGCGTGTTCCTGCTGAACATTCAAAAACACGCCAGCCGTTTGTTAGAGGGCTATCTGAGGATGCTGTGAAGCTCATTGATGAGGCAATCGCATTATTCCCTAACATCAAACAACTTTTCCCGCCAGCTATCGTGCAAGGCGATCGGCCAATGTCTGCCGGCGTCCTTTTAAACATGGCGGAGCAACTGCGCAATGAGATGGGAGTGCATGACTGGGCTATGCACGACTTGCGGCGCACGGCAAAAACGAAAATGAGCGAGTTAGGAATAGAGCCCCATGTATCAGAGAAAGTTCTGGGGCATAAACTTGGTGGGGAGATGGCAGTGTACGATCAGCATTCATATCTCAAAGAGCAGCAAAATGCGCTGGATATTTGGGCCGCTCATGTGGCGTCCTGCGTTTCATCAATGAGGCCTTGAGCGCGGAAAAAGCGTATAACGTCGCAATATCTATACTGCTCGCCGCCGTGGATGGGATTGGTGCCAGGGGCTGGATTAGGGAACGGTGTGCCTGCCTTTTCCCATTGTTTTTTCCTGCGCCAAAAGGTGGTTCGTGATATACCGCCCAACTGCTGCTGTATACCTTCGCGAGTGATCAATACGGGCTGAATTGGCATGTTGCTTTTAGTCATGGCTTATCTCTCTGTAAAACGCCCATTCAGCATGCCGATCGTGTAGTTGAATCGCGGCAATGAAATGCCGAGCAGTTCGACCTGTGCGAAATGCTTCATGATGATAGGGCGGGATAGGGTGTCGAAAGGGGTTTTCGGGTTTTGCTTAATCGCGGCGTGGAGTTCGTCGTTACAGCGTTTAGCTACTGATCTGAGTGCGTTTTGCTGAACGCTGCCGGCAGCAACTGCAGGCTGTTTACTGGGCATTGATTCCCCCAATGAACCCAGCCAGGCGCATCGCCACGGCTGAATAGTTCGATTCGTGACACGTCGCCGTAGAGCAGCTCAAGGCGCCGGCGGACTTCCCAGGGTTTCGCGCTGTGCTCGCCGAGACAGCTGAACACAACCTGTTTTACTGAGGCGCTGGCGCGCTCGATGCCCTGGCCGCGAACGGCGATCAACACGTCTTCTGAGTTGGCGCGTGTGTAGTTGCCGCCATTCATCCGGGTTTCGGCGTTGAGCATGTCGATCAGGTCGGTGAAGTCGAAGATGGTTTGCTGTTCCAATGCCTTATTGAACCGCAGTTCTGCCTGTTGATTGAGCTTCACCCAAGTGAAAGCCTTCATCGTTCTGACGCTGAACCCCCAAGATTCGGCCAGCTCGATCGCCTCCTGGCTGTGGTTGCCGGTGTACCACATCGCGAGCACGCTATCTGGCGCAGCAATAGCCCATACCGGCAGACGCTTCAGATCTGCCATGCCCATCGTGCTGTAGTGATTACCGGCGGCGCCATTGCTGATAGTGTTGCCGTAACTCCAGGGCGGATCTGCATAGATGAGTTGATAGGTCATTGAGCGTTACCCCAGCAGCGCGCGTCCGCGTTGACGCAAAACTCTATGCGGGCGGTAACCCAGACGACGTCAACAGCCCGCGCTGCATTACCAGCCTGGCGCCACAGTTCTGCAGCGTCTGCAAAATGGGCGCGCCGTTCTGCCTCAGCCGCTTGGTGGGCCAAAGATTTATATTTGAATGTCATGGCTAAATCCTGATTTGGTTGTTGTAGCGCTCATGGCTCATCACTTCCCATGAGTTACCGTTGTCTTTTGACAGCAATCGCCAGCATCGGGCCACTGGCAGCGTTAAATGCTTGTGTTGGTATGTCCGGTTGGGTTTCTTTTTGCCCTCCCTGTAGGCGCATAGAACCCCCTCAGCTTTGATGCTGATTCGTTGCGGAATTCGTGGTTTCATTTTTACCGGTGGGTTATTTGGTGATTGGAGCCCAGCACGCGGATCGGATGCCAGGGCGGCGGACTTTCTCAACGGCTTTTTCTTTTTCCAGCTTCATCAAGCGCTGGCGGATGGCTTTCCCGGTCATGCCGTTGTAGCCGGAACAGCGGAGTAGGTTTGCGACAGAATCCGGCGTGGAACCGGCAATGCTGAGACGCGAGATGATTTCGTTATCGTCGGGTATAATTTGCATAGCTTCTTATCCATAACTTTTCACGCATATAGCAGGGGATTTATGACTGAAATTTCTGACTTTGAGCTTTATTTTTTGCAATTCCTCGTTGTTGTTGCTGGTGTAATTGGTTTTGTCTGGGGGAGAGAAGAAGGAATAAAAAAGGGAACTTTTGATACCGAAAAAAGATTTAAGGACAAAAACTAATCATTCTCTTTCGTCGCCGCCGTGCGCATATGATGGTGATCAGGCTCAATGAATTGACTTAATGCTGTATTCAGGCGCTCCCGGAGTTGCTCACTGCCGCTGAACTTCACGGCGGTATCACGGAGGCTATTTACCAGTTCGCGGTAAACATGCGGCGGCAACTTGTAACCGCTACTTACAGGTTGAGCCAGCATTGCGGCGCGGCAGGCGTTCCAGCCATTCATAAACCCAGGGTCGAACACATCAGCATCAGGGTCGCGCTTCATTTCCTCCGGCACTGCTGGCGCTGGCGGGCGTAATAGTTTGCCAGCACCCAGCCAATAACGTAGTCAGCTTTGAACTTTTCAACTGGGAACCCGGTGTTCCACTCCTTGAATCGCGCAATGACGTCCAGAGCCACCGGCTGCGCCTCCCGGTTAGCCAGGAGTTCACTGGTCAGCACCAGCAATTCATCCGGCCGCATGGTCATCTTCAATTTGGTGGCAGAAAGTTCCGTCGCGGCGTCATGAAGCCATTTCAGTCTTTCGGTCGTTAGTGTCATGCATCCCCCTTAACGTGGGCTGTTATATTTTTCCCGCAGTCGCAGCAGTAGAATGCATTGCCGCCTCGAATACCGCTGGTGTGCTGACCTTCCTGAAATTCGCCTGACCAGTCGTAAAACTGCTTAAAATCAACAATCTCTTTCGTGTGAAATCCGTTTTCTCCGCCACACTTCGGGCATTTATCAAGCCCGGTTGATTTTGATGGTGTCATCCTACCCACCCCCTTAACCTGCTGTAGAGTGAACGGCGGCCGGGAATGTTAGCTCCCCGAAACCAGCATCAAGATCGTTAACTACTAGGCCGAAATCCCTGCCTCCACTGTCTTGTAATTCATCTATCTGTTTATCCAGGCGCTTGTCATACACAAAAACGTCCTTATCGCCGATGGTGAAGAAACCCAGACGCGTTGACGGGCAGCGGTTAAGCACCTTCTGCACTTCATTCAGCCATTTGCGTTCTGCTGCTGTTAGCTCAGCCATCCTACTCATCCCCCTGTACGGTGAAGCCAGCGGCGCGAACGCGGTCGGCGCAATAATCAACGGCAGCATTAAAGCCGTCACCGGCATAGGGAACATTGCTGGAATCGACCTTTTTCAACCGCACCGGCGTAGCCAGCTTGGCTTCCAGTGATTTTGCATAATCGCTGATTCCTTTCGCCGTCCAGCCTCCGGCGATCATCTCTGGCGTTATTCCTTCAAGAATGCGTTCCATCTCTTCGGCGCGCTTAATAATCAGCGCTAGCGGGCCCGTCACCTGAGTTGCTTTCAGCTCATCGATAGCCATCATGATCGACTCGTTGTCTGGATTGCATCCCAGCTGGGTGCCGATTTCTTTGAACACCTGGGAGGCGTTTGCTCGAATGGCTTCCAGCTCAGCAACGCGTTGCTCCGCTGCCTCAGCACGTCGCTTCATCTTAATCAGGTCATATTCGTAATCGACGCAATTCGATATTAGTGATCGTTCTCTCACGCCTATTTCTTCCAGCAGGGCGGAGACGTACTCTTGCGAGTAGAGCGATTCGTAAATCTGCGGCTCCGTGTTTTCGGTCTCGTTGAAAGTTCTGCCCGTGTGCTTATTGCGTAATGCTGTTGGCTTGCCCAGTTCGCTCAGCTTATTCTCCATCACAGCTTCACCGCCTTAATTTCTCTGATGTATTTCAGGCAAAGCGGGCAGGTTATTCCTCCGCGCTCTACAACCTTTGTCTTGGCGACAACGTTTGTACAGCAGCCAAATGAATAAAATTCACCGGAGCACAACAGCATTGGATCGCCTGATCGTTCTATCGACAGGTGCCAGAATCTCTCTCCGAGAGGCGTTTTTTCGCCGTCATCATTGATGAGTATTTTCACCAGCGTGCTCATAATGCTTTCTCCTGAGCCTCGGCCGATGTGGTGTAGTCAGCGATTACTGCGCCAGACTTGTCGAAATACTTCACCTCATCATTTGGGTGACAGCAGGCTGGGTGCTTGCCATATTTCAACTGATTGGCAAAAACAACCTCGAGGTTTGCCGATGCCCCCATGCCGACAATGGTTCCGATATTTCCATAGACCTCAACCATCATCCCTATCCTGGCAAAGTCGATGCCACGGCAGTGGATCATGTCGTCAATGAATTGCTGGTCTTTGCTCTTACGCTTGGCCACGCTCCACCTCGCTAGCGCTGTCATCCACACGACGAAACTCGATAACCCACACCCAGGGATTGGCGTTCCAGCTATCAACGCCGTAGATTGATGACCACAGCCGCGCAAATACGTCAGCTACACAGTCGCCACTCTTCATGTCGGAGATGCTGCAGCCTTCGCTAATCGCGTCGCCATCGCTGATATCGTTCAGCCGCTCAACGCGCACGGCGGTGATTTCCAGCGTGATTCTGCTGGCCCAGCGTGGCATGTGGATCGATGGGCGCCAGCCTTGGCGGACGTTGTCGTCCAAATCACAAAACTCAGGACGTGCACCGCCATCGGCGGCGTATTCGCAAAACTGCGGGGTTTGAAACTTTTCGACATTGGCTAGGTAATCGTCGAGATGCTCTTCATCGACCAATGGGCCCTGCCATGTCTCACGCACCCACAGACGATCGCCTACCTGACCGAATGGGACATTTGAATAATTTCCGGCGCGGACTTCGCCTGCAAGTTCATTTCCGGCCAGCTCACAGCCCATGTTCTTATCGAGCAATGGAAATTTTATTGGTCGCCGCGTCTGGGTTTTGCGGCCGTCGATAATGGCTCGAACCATCTCGCCGTTGAAAATCACTGGGCGCTCTTTCATTTGGCCTCCAATTGCTTCAACGCTTCACGCACTGCATCCAGGATGCGCTCAAGGTATTGGTATTCGTGGTTAGGGACGGTTGGCCATTTGGCGTAGTAGGGGTCATCACCCAGCAGATCAAGAAGCACGGAGCCATTACTCCAGGAGCAGCAATCAGCTTTAACGTCATCACTGCACTCTGCTGATTCCCACATGTCCCGCGCTTTTACGCTGTCTATTTCACCAGAACGGCGCAGCTTGCAGATTTCGGCCTTCACAAACTCCAGGTTCGCTTCGTTGTCGTCATCCACTTCACTGTGCATCATTGGCGAAAGGCAGCCGATCAGGTAGTCATTCGATACGCGGATTAAAAACTGCTGAACAGTATCCCCACCCATTGCAGGCCAGAAAGAAGTCCATGCCTTGCCGAAGCAGGTGATAGTGATACGGCCTTTACCTGGCTCGTAGTTTTCAGCCATTACGCGGATAGGGTCGAGGCGTTCGACTTCAGTGATTTCGATACTCAAAACTTTGGTTTCGGTGACCTTCATTTGGCCTCCCGAAGCTCGATAATCAGATTTCCCAACTCGTCAGCAATACCGTCTAAATGCGGTTGAACTATCGATTCTTCATACTGACGATTTTCAGATAAGCCACCGGGACAGATGTTTTCACGACAAGCAGAAACAACGGCCAGCGCCTTCTCCACTCCCTGCGCCTGGATAGCTGCAAGTGCTGCGGAGGTGGATGGGGTTTCGTCTTCGTCTTCAATAATCTCCGCTACAACGTCATCGTGATATGTGTCGATGTCACACCAATGGACATCAACGAAATACCCCTCAACGGTGGATTCATGCCCCCGCAGATAGCCAAGATTGAACAGTTTTATGCTGCGAGCCTTCAGCGCCTGATTCTCCACAGCCAGCGCATTAACTCGATCTGCCAGCGCATCGCGCTCAGCCTTCAGGGCGCTCACTACTTGCTGGTGGTCATCAAACTGAACTAACTCGCCATGCTCAGCTTCACGTGCGAAAGCCTCAAAGCGAACTGCATGCATTTTGTAGTCAGGGGTAAACCGCTGGATGCTTGTCATTCGTCTTCTCCCAGCACCCAGCGGAGCGCCTGAGCGTAATCACCGCTCGCACCTTCCAGGGCTTTCGTGATTTCTTTTCGGGACTTCATGCGAGGTTTTGCATCGCCAATCACCTGGCGCTGACGCCGTGCCTTTTCGTGGCCTTTGGTGCCGGCGGTTGCCGCTTCAACCTCTTTCACTTTTTCGCGCTGTTCGTCGGGTGTTAGGTTCGCCAGCTGGCGCGCCTGTGTAACGGTAACGGCGCCTGCTTCAACCGCATCTTTAACGGCCTGAGTGGCATCAAGCAGGGCGAGTGTGGCGCGGATCGTCTGCACGCCGACGCCAAACATCAGGGCCAGGTCTTTTTCGTCGTGACCCCGCGTCAGCGCATCAGCCATTTTCTTGGCGCGGCCCAACGGCGTATCTGCCTGAAAGATTTCATTGGCACTAATCATCACCTCGGCAACGCTAAACGGTGATCCACGCCTGACTACTGCCGGCACCAGAAGAGGTTTTTTTCCTTCTTTCCGCAGACGTTTATTGGCTTCGAGGGTGTTTTTAACCCGCTGGCGACCTTCAACTACGCAGGCTCGGCCTGTCTCTGGGTCTTTCCAGATAATGATTGGCTCCAATACCCCCAACTTCATGATGCTAAGCACAGTCGGTTCATGGAGGGGCAGATGGATGCGCTCGTCGTAAAGCGGGTGTGTTTTATCAGACACCAGGTGCAGATTTTCAGGCTCGAACATCAACACGTTGGTTTTACCGCTGGCGCCGTAGGCCTCCGTTGAGTTTTTAGCCATGCTTAACTCCAGACCGCGCCGGCAGTCAGCAGGCACAGGGTAAAAATGAGAAGGTAGAAGAGGTGTTTGCCGTGGTGGCGCTTAGGGGCGAAATCGACCCCGGTCAGGTCGTACTTGTGCTGAATACGAGCGTTTAGGTATTAGACGTCAATTACTTTTGCCGATCCGGCGACAACTACAATGGCCGCTCCAACGCCATCATTTAGATGGCTTTTTTGTCACTGCTTTTGAGGTCTTTTTCCTGTAGCTTTCTCCTTGTATTTCGAACAGATAACCGTGATGGATCAGGCGGTCTGCCGCCGCCACTGCCATCGTTTCATCCACGAAGATGCTTCCCCAGGTGCTGAACGGGTGATTACTCGTGATTATCAGGCTGCCTCTTTCATATCGGTGAGCAATGAGTTCGAACAGAACACCCGTCTCGGCGTTGTCGCGCTTTACATAGCCCAGATCGTCGATGACGATAACCCGATACCGATCCAGCTTGAGCAGCAGCTCGTTTAGCCGCAGTAATGAACGGGCTTTCCGCAGTTCCTGCAGCAACTCGCCGGCGCTGTAAAATCGGGCGCGATATCCCTGATTGACCACGCCCTCTACGACCGCCGCCGCCAGATGGCTTTTCCCTAGCCCACTGGCGCCGAACAGCAGCACATTTTCACTCGCATCAACCCAGTCTGTCGTTTCACTCAGTTGCCTGAGTTGGGCGGCGTTCAACTCGGGAACCTGTTTGAAGTCGTAGTCGGCGATCGATTTACCTACGGGTAACCGCGCATCCTTGATGTAACGGCGTAACCGTTCGGTTTCCCGATGGGACGCCTCCTCGCTACACAACGACAGCAGGTAGCGCGATGGCGTCCAGCCCTCGGCCAGTGCCCGTTTTTCATGGCTGTGCCATTCACTGGCGATCCGGGTTAGCCTCAACCGCCTCAACAAGCGTTCCAGCGTATGGATATCAGTCACTGCAATGTTCTCCCGTCTGACAACAACTGCTCGTAACTGCTGAGTTTGTGCTGGACCACGTCACCGGGCGGCAACACTTTGTCTTTGATGCCCAGATACCGCATCAGTTTCTCCAGATCGGGCTCACCAGGCTCCCTCAGCAAGGTATCCAGACCACTGGCCACCACAGAGATATCGTCACGTTCGGCCGCCAGCTTCAGAGCATGGACCATCAGACTGCCGGCCAACTGAGGGGGTAAGCGGCTGCACAGGCGCCGCCACAGCGCTTTCCACTCCTCATTTGGCAGGATGTCGTCCCTCAGCGTGGCGTTATAAAACGCGCTCGGCTTCTTTATCAGACTGCCGATAACATGGCGGAAGTTGATACTGCGTGCTCGTTGTTTTCCCTTGGCCGGCCGGATCCGTTCGCAGCTCAGCACTTCGGTACTGCCAACATAACAGCACAACCGATCGTCCCAGAGACGGACCTTCAGCATCTGGCTTATCAGACGGGACGGCACGCTATAGACCACCTTTTTTACATTGATCGTACTGCTGCTACTGACCCTGACAGACAGTTCTTCGTAGTCAGAACAGCGACGCAGCGGCAGCGACTGAAGATGGGGAAGTTCCAGTTTGATAATGTCCAGATTCCGCCGGTTATGCTTCATCACCTGCTGAGTAATGAACTCGCGATAGTCGTCCAATGAGGCAAAGTCGTTACTGCCCCGTAGCAATAACGCCTGGCGGATACGATGCTTCAGGTGTCCATGGGCAGATTCCACCGAGCCGTTCTCATGGCCCCGACCGCTGTTATTGCGTGTCGGGGTCATACCGTAGTGTTGACACAGCGCTTCATAGCGACTGGTTTGGTCTTCCTTATCCTCAAGGTTGAGGTTTTTCCAGGCCGCAGACAGGCTGTCCGTTCGATGTTCCAGCGGTACACCGCCCAGTTGGCTGAGTGCCTCTTGTATACCTTCAGCCAGGGCAGTAAAACTTTCGCCGCCGAGAACAACACGCATCCAGCTCCATCGACTCCAGGCCAGGCGGAAGTGGAAGAGCTTATGGGCCAGTGGATTGCCGGCAACGGTGATCTCTACATTATTCAGGTACGTAAAATCACTCAAGGCCTGCCGACCTGGCAGATGTTCCTGACGGAACATGACTTCCTGCTCGTTGCCGAACTGGAGTTTCCAGGCTTTGACTCGCCGTTGCAGAGTACGGGTCAGCGTATCGGGATAGCGCCCCGGGTATTTTTCCTGCAGCAGTTCAAGCAGGGTAATTGGCGCCAACGTCGGTCGAGAGCGGAGTAAAGGTACGATGACGTCCTCCCACACCTCTTCCAGAGGGTCCTGCCGTGTTCGCCAATGACGATGGCCAACAGGTGAACGCTGCCCTTTTTCAATACGTCGTCCGGAGCGAACAGAGATACCGGCTTTGGCGGCTGCGACCGCTTGAGTCTTGCCTTTTCTTCGATGCGTCATATAGAGATTGACCTGTTTGTCGTTAAGCGCCACAACCTCTCCATAAGTTGGGAAATCGGACGCTTAGCTTACAAATCGGCCAAAGTAATTGACGCGACGACGGTCAGAGTAATTGTCGCCTAATATTTAGGCTTACCATGTTGGCCTCCGCTGCTGAATGTGCAGGCGGCGCTGCAGTGTTCTGATGTTCTGGCGGACGACGTAAACCGGCGCGCAGGTATCGGCGCAGACGAGGATTCTGACAGCCTTATATCTGCCGTCCTCGTAGCGCTGAATGCTCACTGCTTTTTTCTCTACGTCGCGCGTTTGGCCGCAGTGTTCACAGCGTTGGATAGTGGTTTGCATAACATGTCCTCTCAATGAAATTCACATGGGTAAAGGCGCTGCCTGAGTTGATGCACGCGCTCGGTTTCCCTACGGTTCCAGCACACTGGAGCAGCGGGCAGCGCCTTTACTGATGTGAAAAAAAGAGCCCCGGCTAGCGGGGCAAAGGATGTGACAAGGGAAGTGGTACTGAGCAGGCTTGTGATTTCTCACGCACCTGGTGGCGCACCGCTCCGGGGATTTATACTGTGTAGATATAAATTAGGAACCGAAACGATACGCCACCAGATAGGTGAGACGCCGGCGTTAACCGGCGAGATAAAAACCGAAACCAGACCAGCAGGCGGCGCATAAGACAAACACGCCAAGCCAGACGATTTGATTGAATGTCATGATTGCCTCAGTGCGCCATGTAGGGCGTGTTGGGGGATGCCTGAATTTTCAATCTGCTCAGGCGGTAACGGGCCCTCGCTTTCCGCAGCTAGAAGAAATCAGATAGACTGGTGATTCCGCAGCCAAAGTAAGGAATGTTTGTATGTCTTCAGTTAACGAAATGGTGTTAGCTAACATCTCCAGTCAGCTTGATAATCTTGCAGCTGAAAATGATGTTTTGAGGTTCGCCATTACTCAGTTGATTAGTGATCTGCCAGCAGATAAAAAATTCTCCGTCAAAGCCAACATCATCCGAGCTGTAACTAATTTGAATACTTATGGTAGCGCTGAATCAGAGAAGACTATTTCAGCTAGGCAAGCTGCAGTCGATAAACTTCTGAATGCGGTGATCTAACCCATTCCTGCCGCCCCACACTGGCAGCGGCAGGGTAAAAGCACTCCGTAACCGTTACATTTTCCAGCCCTCCAGTTGTCTGCCTGTTCACGTTGCTGGGTCAGGCTCCCGCGCTTATGTCCCCTTGCACCCGTCATAGCCGAAGCTGATAAGTGCAAGCGGGGTTAAAAGTCTTTCTCCCTAAAGAACGTCTCCGGTCGATCCCTCTCGGGGCCGGGGAGTGATTGCATCGCTCACCCCTGGGCGTCTTACCTGTTTGGCTTCCTGCCAGTGACGTTGTTGCTGTTGATGGAATTGATAATAGCCATGGGTATTATCAATAGCAATTCGTATTAAGATTGAATCAATAGCAATTGCTATAATGCTCTGTTTTGAAAGTAAATTTAGTTGGTAAAAAATTGTGCTAAGAGGATGGGGTGAGGTCTGTTGTGTGATTTCTGGCAGGGATTAACGCTTTGCAAATTCTTGAGAAAGGATTAAAGTTTGAAAATAACTGTATATATAAACAGTGCTTTTGAGTGTCTTTTTTACACCCGGGGTTTCATATGATTGAGATGTTAGTGCGGCGTGCGGCGGGAGTGTACGAAAAAGAAACCCTGCCAGGGCAGGGTTTGGGGGATTACATTCTGAAGTCGCGTAGCAGTAAAACAACAACACCGATCAATGAATCTGGCGCTAGTTCAATCAATGGAACCCTGGCATCGTCAACGGATAAGTATCCATGTGACCCGCCATCAACAAAGCGATAAGCAGAAACCGAGTTATTCACTTTTGCTACTACTAAATCCCCGGATCCTGGCGTAGAGGCCGAGTCAGCAATAACAATGGAACCCGCTGGCGCCTCAGCGCATCCGCTATTCCTTTTAAGAATGAAAGCTTTCCATGATGGTTCGGCTTTTCCTTTCGGCGAAATCACAAAGTCATCAGTAGCCCCGCTTTCATCCCATACAGGGATCTGGCTGTATTTTTCAATGCGAGTTGTCATAGGAGGTGATTCACCTTCCATTTCACCAACGCCATTAGCCAGCCAGTCAACATTCACACCAAGGGCATTAGCAATATCGACGAGCCGTCCCGAAGTTTTTGCCTTTCCTTTAGTTAATCGCCAGATGGTCGGCTGAGCAACGCCTGATGCCTCAGCAAGAGCTGCTTGAGTCATGTTGTTGCGTTTGGCCATCGCCATGTTAAGGCGTTCTGCAAGTGTCGTTTTCATGCCAGCAAATTTATAGCCACGCGTATTAAGCGTCAAATTCGCATTGCTATTGCAAGTGGTAATACGCATTGCTATTATCATCCTTGAATAATACGTTTAAGGATTAAAAGATGAACAAAGCTATTCAAAAAGCTGTAAGCATCGTCGGTAGCCAGCAGGCGCTCGCCTCCTTATGTGGAGTCTCCCAACCGACAGTTTGGCGCTGGCTGCATGGTGGCGGCATTGACGCTCTTTACGTTAAGCGCATCGAAAACGCTACAGGCGGAAAGGTTAAGGCCGTAGAGATTCGTCCAGACCTGTCGGATCTGATTACAACAAACTGATTTTTAACAAGGAAGATTATTACAGATGCAAACCGCAACAACACGCAACGAAGCTCAGGCGATCCAGAGCGACATCATGAGCCGCATTGCAGCTATCGGGGTGACAAGCCTGGCCGGGGCGATCGGCGTTGATAAATCGCAGGTGAGTCGCTGGCAGAGCAAAGGGGGGCTGGTGGAGAAAGCGAGCCTGCTGCTGGCCGCTACCGGCTTTAAGCGTTCGGAAACCATGCTGACGTTCAGGGGCGAGGAAGTCGCTGATCTGGCGCGCGGGCTAATGGCAATGCTTGAGCACATCCGGGAACCAAAGACGGAATAGGGGGAACATTGACAGTTCTAAATCGGCAGTTTTTTGAGCACTTAGAAAAGGCCCATTCTGGGACTGTAATTTTCAACGATGAGTTTGGGAGCATAACGCTTGTGGGGTGGAGATTAGAACAGCTTAACCACTCCAGTGCCAATGAGCAGAAAGCCAACGATATCGAAAACGATGCCAATGGGACGAACGTTCCTGGGATGCCCAGAAATCTTTCCATAAGGGCGATTGAAAGTGTTGAGCAGCAGTTGTTCTTGGTAGGGGTGGTTAATCCATTCACCCAGGCCCCAGAAAAAAACGCCTGCCGAGATTGTTCCAGTTGCTGCTGTTGGATAGGAGGGGAGAAGACCTGCTCCGTTGAGAAGAAAGATAAATGCACCGGCAACAATCAGCACCTTGTACCAGTAATCAAGGGCCAATTTTGCCAAAGGGTTATTCATTTTTTTCTCCGAAAAATTGGGTGCCGAAATGCCAAATAAAACATTTTTGCGAGCTGCACCAAGGAAGAGAAGCCGGAATCAGGGAAGAAGAAAAGCCGAACAGCTGCAACTGCTCGGCCATCACTTTTCTAAAACCTAACCTGAGAGGTCGATTCATTATGGCAAACGTAGCGATCAGTGGCAACAGCCCGAAAATGACGAGCCGTGAAATTGCCGAGCTGACTGGCAAGCAACACGGCCACGTCATGCGCGACATAGAAATCATGCTGGAACAGCTGGGCGAAGGCCTGGATGGGTATATCCAGATTTGGAGACACCCCCAGAACGGCCAGCAATACCGGGAATACGCGCTCGACAGAGAGCACACCGAATGTTTGGTGACCGGATACAGCGCCAGCCTGCGCATGAGGGTGATCAAGCGCCTGCACGAACTGGAAGAGCAAAGCTCACCAGTCCCGCAGACGTTGCCTGAAGCGCTGCGCCTGGCTGCTGATATGGCCGAACAGAAAGCGATGTTAGAGCAGAAGGTTCAGGCCGACGCACCAAAGGTGGCCTTTGTCGATCACTACGTAGACGCCTCAGGTTCAAAAAGCCTGCGTGCCACGGCCAAGGTTTTGAACATGCCGGAGAAAGCGATGATTGACGCGCTGATCCGCGACAAGGTTCTGTTCCGCCAGTCCGGGAATCTGCTTCCCCATGCTCTGCGCCAGCGGGACGGGTTATTCACCGTCAAAACTGGCACGTCTGATTTTGGTCACGCCTTCACGCAAACCAGGGTAACGCCGCGTGGCATCCAGTGGATCGCTGAACGTTACGCCTCTGAACTGATGGCGAGCTAACCATGAGCCAATCAACCCCGCTGGATAGGAAATATGTCGATGACCACGGCAACCCCGTGAAGGTCATCCGGTGGGAACGTGTAGAGCGTCAGGTGATTTTTATGAGAGAGGGCTATCCGCATGAGTGCATGCAACCTCTTGAAAGATTTAAAGAGAAATTTAAGCGAGTGGACATATGAGCGCCTTAATGCAGCTTCTTGATCGGCCCATAGCTTACCAGCCGTCTTTCGTCGGCCTGGGGGTTGGGGTGACCGGCGCTGTTCTGCTGTCGCAGTTGGTTTACTGGCATAACCGAATGGATGCCGGCTGGTTCTACAAAACCCAGAAAGAGATCCGCGATGAAACAGGCCTTACGCGTGAGGAACAGGAAACGGCACGCCGTCGCCTTATCTCCGCCGGGGTACTTGAAGAAGATCGCCGTGGTGTACCAGCAAAGCTCTATTTTCGGGTTAAAGCCGATGCTCTTGAGTTGCTTCTTCTGAAGAAAATCAAAGAGAAAACCCAGAATGCGGGAAACCCTCATTCCAGTATGCGGGAATCCCGCATTCAAGAGTGCGGTAATGCCGCAGACAAGAATGCGGAAAACCCTCAGACAAGTTTGCGGGAAAGCAGCGCGCCAGATTGCGGGAATCCCGCAGACATTCATACAGGAGATTACACAGAGATTACTTCAGAGACTACAGCAGAGAAAAAACCTGTACGTCCGCCGGCTGCGCCGACAGACCAGCCGCAAGAGGATTCTTTGAAAATCGATTACGACGAAGTGCTTCGCATCTTCCGCACCACGCTGCCAGAACTGCCTGACGTCTTGAAGATGACCGACGGTCGCCGCAAGGCACTGCGCAAGCTCTGGAAGGACTACGAGATGGACATGGAGCGCTGGGGCGCTTACCTGCGGTACATCTCGAAGAAATGCCGCTGGATGTTGGAAGATCGCCCAGACACGAACAGCGGCAAGACCTGGCGCAAAAAGGACTTCGACTACCTGATCACTGAGAAATGCTACCTGAAGGTCAAGGAAGAGCGGGCTGATGACCTCCCGAAAGTACAGCGCCAGGATAGCGCCGCCCGCGAAGAGGCCTATGTCCGTCTGGTATCCCAGCGCCAGCAGCCACGTAACGAGGTTGAGAAGCTTGCGAAGGAGATGGCCGGATCCCTTGGTCGCATGACTGATTACGACGCCCGCCGAGCATGGACGGGGATTTGGGCTCAGGCAGTAGCCAAGGCCAGCGAGAACGATTTAGCGAGGATTGCCTGATGAGAGCGATAGTCAAAGCAGCGGTACAGCATGATCTGGGTATTGCCCTGATCCCGGTAGACGAAAAGCTGGTGCCGTACATGACAGGCCGCGTGATGGTTTCCACGCTGCCGAAAGAGTTCAAGGACTCGCCTGAAGGCATACTGCCGGCGGTTGAGCATGAGATCGCCAATGACCCGCGACTGCAGGGTTTTTTCACCCATGAGCGTGTCATAAACGCCTGCGGCGGCGTTAACGCGATTGAAGCTTGGGCGACTCAGTTCACGAAATGCCAGTACAGCAAGCATGATCGGCCTTCGACGATTTTGGACACTGAGCGAGTAGGGCATTCAGCCGTTCGCATTTGCCCGCAGTGCTACAAACAAAGCCTGGGTGTATCGCCGAAGCTGGAAAAAATCGCTGCTCGCAACACGGCGCGCTGGGTGGTGGCAACGGCAAAACACCGTCTGAAGTCAGAAGGTCAGCTGACAATCCCTGAGCTGATGCTGTGGGCCATGCTGTCCGGTGTATTCGACCTGATCCCCGATGACGTCGCGCGCACCGTCACCGACTTACCGGAGCCTAAGGTGATTACCGGCACCCGCAAGGAGTCCGAGATGGACTGCACGCCGGCGGCCACTGCGATTATTTCCAAGCAGGCCCAGAAGTGCTTCAAGGTCGATCCTGAAGTCCCTGGCGCCTTTGTGCTGCGTCCGAAGAAAACCCGCGCCGAAGACTGCAAATATACCCGCTGGGTTAAGACTCGCCCTTGCTGCGGTTGCGGTGCGCGCTCAGACGACCCTCACCACATCATCGGCCACGGGCAGGGCGGAATGGGAACCAAGGCTCACGACTTCTTCACTATCCCGCTGTGTCGTAAATGTCACGACGCATTGCACGAGGATGTAGCGGCCTGGGAAGCGGAACATGGGAGCCAGGTTGAACTGCTGTTTGAGTTCCTGGATTTCTCCTTCGGCATCGGGGCAATCGCATGAAAGAGGTGACAATAACACGCCAGCAGTACCGGAACGTCTGCGATGCGCTACTCAACACCGCCAATCTGAACGAGCAGCTTTTGCTGCTCTCAACCGCTGACAAGCGATCGGAAAGAGTTCATCGCCAAGCCAGCAAGCTATTGCAAAAAATTCGCCAGCAACTTCAGGAAGCCGTGGGAGTAAAAGCATGAGAGACATCCAGCTAGTTTTAGAGAGATGGGGCGCTTGGGCTTCGGGTGATAACAGTGGCGTTGACTACTCGCCTATAGCTGCCGGTTTCAAGGGGTTGCTCCCCCAAACCGGAAAATCGCGGCTTGCATGCTGCGATGATGACGGACTGATTATAGAAGGGTGCATGGCTCAGTTGAAACGCCGCCGCCCAGATGAGTTTCAGCTCGTGGTGCTTCACTATGTCTGTAACATGCAGAAGCGCGCTATAGCTAGAGCATTCAAGAAGGACGAGAAGCTGATCAGGATAGGGTTGCAGATGGGGGAAAACTTTATAGAAGGGTGCCTGTCGATGTTGGATATCCGTCTGGAGATGGACCTGGAAACTGAGCGGGATAATATTTATGAAAAAAAGCTAACGCGGTCCGCAAATTGTGTTTTAGTCTGATAAGAGTGGTTACGTAGTGACGTAGCTTATCAAATTTCAAAACCTCGCTTTGGCGGGGTTTTTTCGTTTTCAGCCCCAGCCAACGGACGACACACACGGCACCCTCTTACCGGCAGCGTTTACGGCTGGTGGCTGATCCCTATGGGTATGCGAAATAAAAAGATGCCGTTCGGGTTCTCAGCTACGGCATCAACGAAAGCATGACTGACGGTGAACCAACCAGCAAGGCGAACAATATGACGCTGCCTATGGCGATAGCTGCCGCTAAGTCGTTTTTCATATTTTTTCCCCGATAAAAATGTCGGTGTTGCTGCGAACTCTTTCGGTTCGATATTTCTTTTAATCACCCAGGACAACTCTGATTAAGATGCCCGCGTGTGCGGGCTAGAGAAGCCATTCCGGTGTATCAAGCATTACAAGGCGCATATAAGAGATTGCTAACCCTATATGACAATTTCAACTTAGGACTATTCCTAAGTTAGGGCAAGTTCTTCGGGGCTAAAGGCATCCTTTTAGGATAAGCCTCATGAAGAATCTGCACTTGGGCGAGGTGAACGTGTTCTGACAAAAGTCACCAAAACAACCGAGTAAACCCTAGCACCTGCTGGAGTTTTTTGTTTCTACCACCCGATGATCGGGGAATACCCCGACAGGGGGAGGATATGAAGATGCCCTGGAAGAACGAGCCCAACATCTTATCAATGCTGATTGCGTTCGGTATGACCTTGCTGGGAGCTATTGCCAGTTACTCATTCAAGGTGCTGAACGGCGAGGCCTTCAGTTGGCGCACGCTATTTCTGCAGCTTTTCGTTTCTATCTTCGCCGGATTAACCATGGTGATGATCGCCCTGCATTACGAGTGGCCTTCAGAAGTTATGGGGGGCGTGTGCGGCATGGCTGGTTGGTCTGGCGCGTCATTGATTAAGGCGCTGGAGCGTCGATTCCTGAATAAAGCGAGCGACAGCAATGAATATCAGTAAAGGCGGTATTGAGCTGATTAAGCGCTTCGAAGGTCTGCGGTTGAAAGCCTATCAGGATTCGGTTGGCGTCTGGACGATCGGTTACGGGTGGACACAGCCAGTTGACGGTAAGAAAGTCGGACCAGGAATGCGGATTGATCAGGCTACTGCTGATCGGCTGCTGAAATGCGGCGTTGTGCAGTATGAGCAGGGCGTTAATCAGCTAGTGAAGGTGCACATCACCCAGGGACAATTCGATGCGCTGGTGAGCTTTGCATACAACCTCGGCCTGCGGTCACTGAGCACATCCACGCTTCTGAAAAAGCTGAACGCTGGCGACCAGCAAGGCGCTGCCGACGAGTTCGGTAAGTGGGTGAATGCTGGCGGTAAACGTCTGGATGGTCTGGTTGCACGCCGTGCAGCAGAGCGCGAGATGTTTTTGTTATGAACACCTCATTCAGCTCCCGCACGATGGCGATCGGCCTGTTGCTGGTGGCGCTGATTGTTGCCGGCAAGCTGGCGTTTTACTTCCACAGTTACGCAGTGCGGGCCGGTGAGCAGGTCAAGCAGCAGGAAAAGACGCTGGCGCAGCAGTCAGTACTGATCTCAACCCTGCAAGCACAAGACCGGAAGAACAGAGCCTTGGCCGCGGAGCAACAACAAAGAGAGCAGCTACTACGCCAGCGCGAGGAAACCTACCAGAGGAAATTGCGTGATGCACTTAAAGGCAGTAAATGCGGGAATAGTCCTATGCCTGCCGCTGTTGTTGAGCTCTTGCAGCAAAACACTTCCGGCACCCCAGCAAATCGTCCTGTTCCCCCCTGAGTCAGTGTTTACCCCATGCGAGCAGCCAATCTTACAGGGAGACACCTGGGGCGACTCTGTCGGTTATGCGTTGGCACTACAAACCTCACTTAAAATTTGTGCCGAAAGAATTGCCACGCTGAATGCTTGGCGTAGTAGTTTAAGTCAAAGATGACCCACTCTTAAGTCATAATCCATGATTGAGACTGCTCCCAAAGTCAGATTAAATGATAGCAAAGAAATAATTACAAATGAAATTAAATAAATAATTATAAATATTTAATTAAGGTGCTAAAATATTTTGTGATAATTCTATTATTTCTGGGGTGATGGTTGTGGACAATGTTAATCAGTTATCTTTAATAACCACATTGGTTTCTCTAAAAGATAAAGGAGTGCCAGTTTCAATCGGAACCGGTTTCTTTTATCAGGATGTGAATAGCGGCACTATATTTTTAGTAACTAATTACCATGTTATATCGGGTGTATCTCCTGGTGAAGGAAGAGGTTTTTTAGGCGATGAAATTGAGTTTTCTGTTAGGCGTCGTGGTAATAGAACGAGAACTATTAGCTTACCACTCCTAAGTAATGACGAAAAAGTATGGCTTGAGCACCCAACAGATAAACATGCTGACTTAGTAATGATCCCCTTGCGCAAAGAGCAAGTTTATAACGCAGATATACTTGCAGTTAGCCAAAATAGCACAATGATGGATTTACATATTGAACCATCATCATCAGCGGTGCTTATTGGCTATCCGCATGGTTATCATGACATTAGGAACATGCTGCCAATATGGAAGACAGGTAGTATTGCAAGTGAGCCTGAATATGATTTTGATGGTAAAAAAATCATTGTAATTGATGTGTCAGCATTTCCTGGGATGTCTGGCTCCCCTGCTTTTTATGTTTCACACGGAGGATATAAGCTTAAAGATGGATCGTTTAACTATGCTCCAGGTATGACTCATAGCTTTATTGGTATTTATGCAAGCATGCAGATGATTAACAGTCAATTATATTTAGAAGATGTAAGTAACTCAAGCGGGCAGATGGTTGTTCATAGTGAGTCATTACAATTAGGTCATATATGGAAATCATCTCTCATACACGACATAGTCAATAGTTTCAACCTAGATTTATATCTCCAAAGGGTATATCCGAATAGAACAATGCTGCCCAGTATGGTAGGGGGACCGTTAGAGTTTAAGTTTTAGATATTAATTATAAGTGCATTAATAAACACTGTCTGTGCGAAGTGTTTATGGACAACCTTGTAGCAGCTTACCGCTTTTGCTGAGTTAGAGTGAAACTCCATAGTGATGAGATGAACGAGACAGCGAGGTTTAGCATGAGGCGATCACATCCTGGCATCTGGAAAGGTGCGCGAGACGAAGCAACTCCGAGAGGTGTGGTTGATGCTGCGGTTATTTTGTGAGCGGGAATTTGCGTTTGATGAGATGAAATGCGATGCAGGCGAGAGGTGTAAGCAGTTTGAATAAAGCGGCTGCAGCTTGATAAAATTCTGGTGAAAAGTGCATATGTTAAGTCTCCTATGAATGATTGATTCGTTTAGTAGTTATAAGGGGAAGTAATCAGGCTTGGCCGGATGGTTATGCTGATTATCTATTGTGTCGGCGATTAGAAATACAGCGCATCGATGGCCCTATAGTCGGGGTTTACCCGCTGTGAAGCGCTCTCCCTATAGTGAGTCGCAATTGCTTACATACAGCTGAAGGCTGAGGCCAACGGCAAGAAATGACTGAACCCGCTCCGGCGGGTTTTTTATTGGAGCGAATATGGCAGGTCTGACACCAAAGCAAGAGGCTTTCTGTCAGGCATACATCGAAACCGGTAACGCGTCGGAGGCGTACAGGAAGGCGTATGCCGCTGACAGGATGAAGCCAGAGAGCGTTAACCGGAAGGCAAAGGAATTGCTCGACAACGGCAAGATCACGGCAAGGATTGCAGCACTGCAAGGAGAACACCGCCAGAGGCATAACCTTACTGTAGATGATTTGCTTATCGAGCTGGAGGAGGCCAGACGCGCAGCTCTTGATTCCGAGACGGCGCAAGCATCCGCCGCTGTAGGCGCTACGATGGGTAAGGCTAAGCTACTTGGACTGGATAAGGTGATAATTGATCACCGGTCTGGAGACGGCAGCATGATGCCTAAACCAACAGTAATTCAGCTACTGCCAGTCGAGCCGAAAAATGAGTGAAGCTGTTAAACTGCCAATTCCCGCCAAGTTAGCTCCGCTGTTCACCGCCATAGATAAGCGCTATCGCTGTTCACACGGTGGCCGCGGTAGTGCTAAGACACGCACTTTTGCCATGATGACAGCAGTTAAAGCCTACCAGGCTATGATGAATGGCGAAGCTGGGGTAATCCTTTGTGCTCGTGAGTTCATGAACTCACTGGAAGAGTCGAGCATGCAGGAGGTTAAGCAGGCGATCCTGTCGGTGCCATGGTTAGCCGCCAATTTCGATATTGGTGAAAAGTACATCCGAACCATCGATAAGAGCGTGAATTATGTGTTCTGTGGTCTGCGGCATAACCTCGATAGCATCAAGTCGAAGGCGCGGATCTTGCTTTGCTGGGTTGATGAGGCTGAATCAGTCAGCGAAATAGCCTGGCAGAAGCTGAGCCCTACCGTACGTGAGGAAGGCTCAGAGATTTGGGTAACGTGGAACCCAGAGCGCGACGGCAGTGCCACTGATAAGCGTTTTCGCAAAGAGGCTGGCGATGACTGCATTACCGTTGAGATGAACTACACGGATAATCCCTGGTTCCCCGATGTGCTGGAAGGTGAGCGGCTGAACGATGAGCGCCGTCTTGATCCGGCAACATACGCATGGGTATGGGAAGGGGCTTACCTCGAAAACTCGGATAAGCAGGTACTGGCCGGTAAATATCGGATTGCTGAGTTTTCCGACAGCCTCTGGAAAGAGGCGGAACGCCTGTTCTTCGGTGCCGACTTCGGTTTCGCTAAAGACCCGAATACGTTGGTGCGGTCATTCATTCTGCATAACCGCCTTTACATCGAATATGAGGCATATGGTCAGCATACCGAACTTGACCACATGCCTGAGCTGTACGACACCATCCCCGGTGTGCGTGACTGGCCCATTAAGGCCGACTCAGCGCGCCCAGAGACAATCAGTTATCTCAAGCGACAGGGATTCAATATTTCAGCCGCTGAAAAGTGGCAGGGAAGCGTTGAGGACGGGATCGCCCATCTCCGTGGCTTTGACGAAATAATCATTCATCCTCGCTGCAAGAACGTGGCGCGCGAGGCACGGCTCTGGTCTTACAAAACTGACCGTATCACCGGGGAAGTGTTACCAAAACTGGCAGATGGCAATGAGCACTGTTGGGATGGGATACGCTACAGCTTGGATGGACATATCAAACGCAAATCTCAGGCCGTCGGGATGCTGATCCCTAAGCGACTTCGGTAAACCCCTCCAAACGGAAACCACATGAACAAAAATCTCCAACTGGCCGTCAACCACGCGTTGAACGACGCCAGGATTGAACGTGCTCGTATGGCGATGCTTGGGCCATCTATGGGCCTGGATAATAAACGCGGCTCCGCCTGGTGCGAATACGGCTTTCCTGAGCAGATCACTTACGACAATCTTTATTCACTGTATCGCCGCGGTGGTATTGCGCATGGCGCCGTGGAAAAGCTGGTGGGTAAATGCTGGCAGACCAACCCGGAGATCATCGAGGGTGATAAGGCCGACGAGAAGCGCGCGGAAACTGCCTGGGAGAAACAACTCAAACCGGTATTCACGAACCGGTTATGGCGCGCTTTTGCAGAAGCTGACCGCCGACGGCTTGTCGGGCGTTACTCTGGCATTTTGCTGCACATCCGCGACAGCAAACCATGGAATACCGAAGTAGCCAGAGGCCGAGGCCTCGAAAAAGTCACGGTAGCCTGGGCTGGATCACTAAACGTGAGCGAGTGGGATACCGGTATTAGCTCGCAAACATATGGCCAGCCGAAGATGTGGCAATACACGGAGCGGCTTTCAAACGGCGCCACGCGCCGTGTCGAAATCCATCCAGACCGGATCTTCATCCTTGGCGACTACACCGACGACGCTATCGGGTTTCTTGAGCCAGCATACAACGCATTCGTCAGCCTGGAGAAAGTAGAGGGCGGTTCCGGTGAGTCATTCCTTAAGAACGCAGCGCGGCAGTTGGCGCTAAGCTTCGACAAAGAGATCGACTTTGGCAGTCTGGCGTCTATGTATGGCGTTAGCGTTGACGAATTGCAGGACAAATTCAACGAAGCCGCGCGCGAGATGAACCGCGGCAACGATGTGCTGATGAGCTTACAAGGTGCAGATGTTACCTCCCTTGTTTCCCCTGTGTCTGACCCAAGCCCAACCTATAGCGTGAACCTGCAAACGGCTTCTGCCGGCGTTGATATTCCTTCGCGGATACTGGTAGGCAACCAGCAGGCTGAGCGCTCAAGCACCGAAGACCAGAAGTACATGAACGGACGCTGCCAGAGTCGCCGTGGCAATCTGTCGTTCGAAATTGAGGACTTCTGCGACAAGCTGATCGACCTGAGAATTATCGATTCCGTCGGCCAGAAAACGGTTATCTGGGACGATCTCAATCAACAGACTCGCGCTGAACGCCTGGCGGACTCTAAGACCATGGCAGAGGTGAACAAGGCTATGGTTGAAAGCGGTGATGCGCCGCCGTTCAGCGGTGAGGAAATTCGCACTGCTGCAGGATTCGAAACTGAAGGCGGCGAGCCTCTTGGAGAGACAGGGGATGACGACGAAACCTAAGCCTCCAATCCTGCCGAGCAACATTAAAGATCCCACAGGAGTTGATAAGTTAGAGCGTGGCGCCATGCGTGAGTTTGCAAAGCGCATGAAGATGATAACGAAAGGCTATATTGACATCCTCAACCGCATCCCCGCCGAACCCGTCGTAAACGAGCGCTACACCTTCCGTCTTGACCAAGGGCTTCTGTCGATGCTGTTACAGAACGGTGAAGCGCTGGTGGACGAAATTCTGCTGGAGGGCGGGGAATTCAATCTGTGGTTCTTTGGGCGCTATGTGTCTGTGGCTTACCAGCGAGGAACGGCGCAGGAGTATTACAACCTCTCCCAGCAATCTTCCGCTTACGCTGCCGGCCAGCAGGATGTTCCCAACATCTTGTTGAGTGAGCCCTATCAGCTGCGTTTGATTCTGGTCAGAGCGCGCGAGTTCGAAGAGATGAAAGGGCTCAGCGCTCAGGTTAAGAGCGATATGGCGCGAATTCTGACAGATGGCATTGCCAGGGGGCTCAATCCGCGAGACGTAGCCAAAAACCTCAACGAGCAAACCGGCATTGAAACCCGGCGCGCGAATCGCATCGCCAGGACGGAAATCACTACCGCACTACGGCGCGCGCGTTGGGATGAGGCTCAGGATGCGCAAGACCGCTACGGCATCAAAACAAAGCTGCTTCACATCTCTGCGTTAAGCCCTACCACCCGAGCAACGCACGCCGCCAGGCATGCTCACCTGTACACGCAGGATGAAGTTAGGGAGTGGTACACGAAGAACGGAAACGCCATCAACTGCAAATGCTCGCAGCTTTCCGTGCTGGTGGATGACAAAGGGAACCCTCTCACTCCTTCTATCATCGACAAGGCCAAGCAGACGTTCAACGACATGAAGGAGAGAGGCTACAAATGGGCAGAGGGTTAATCCATGAAAGTTCAAGTTAACGTCACTACGAAGGTCAACAGCCAGGCAATTCGCCGGGAGTCATACAACGGCCGCGAGCATCTTGTTTTGCCGAGCTACACACTGCCGGCAAACGTGGTCATGAATGATGGGCTGTATACGGCCAGCGAAATAGATGCTCACTATCAAGGGTTGGAAAGCACGCTGGCGCCGCTGGGGCATCCTCAGCTAAATGGCGCATTCATCTCTGCCTTTTCGCCGGAGGGCATCAACCAGGGCCATATCGGTGCCTGGAATCGCAATGTGAAGAAATCTGGCAACCGGATTTACCTGGAGAAGTGGGTTGATACCCAGATCGCCAACCAAAGCGAGGGCGGCAGGGAGCTTATCACCCGCGTAGAGGCCATTGAGCGCGGCGAAGATGTTCCACCTATTCACACCAGCGTTGCGGTGTTTCTCGACCAGCTTGAGCCCAATGAGCAACAGAAGGCCACAGGTGCCAAGTGGGTGGCGAAGATTCACGGCATGGATCATGACGCAATCTTGCTGCATGAAGTAGGCGCAGCGACACCTGAGCAGGGTGTTGGGCTGATGGTTAACGCTGACCTTGCTACGCCGTTAAAGGCCAACTCTGGCGCGCTGATTGGCGAATCCTACCGGGATCGTGAGCAACGTCTCGACCGCGCGGCAAAAGAAAGATTCGCTCCCGGCGAAAATGAATATGCCTGGGTGGCTGATTTCACCGACTCACAGGTGGTGATCATCCGCAACGGCGGCGCAGCCCAGGTTTATGGCTACACGTCGGAGGGCGGAAAAATCACCTTCGATGAAACCGGCACACCGGTTGCGCGGCAGGAATCCTGGGTGACGGTCGTCGCCAACAAAGTTAAATCTCTTTTCAATCCGCAGGGACAACCTGCAACCAACCACCAAACGGAGGGCGACATGCCTTTAACCACTGAAGAGAAACAAGAGCTGATCACTGAAATCGGCAAAGGCCTGGCCGCCAACTTCGCCGAGGCGCTCAAGCCTATTACCGAGAAAGTTGAAGCGCTGCAGGCCAACCATACCCAACTGGCCGAAACCCTTACTGCCAACTCCCGCGCAGAAGAGAAAACCAAGCGTGAAGCAGTGGCGAAAGTTCACGGCGAAATCGTGGCAAACGCGCTGCAAGGTGAAGCGCTGGAAGCGATGTTTAAAACGCTGGGCGAATCGGCGCCGCTGGCAGGTAACTCAGGCCAGCATCAGCAAGAATCCGGCGCACCCGCCGCAGATGCATACTTCAAATAAGGGGGCTATCCAATGCCACGTTATCGTCGCGTAAACATCGACGGAAAGTCGCTGTATAAGACCGAAACCCGCACCACTGCCGCGGCACTTTTGCCAGGCACTGCTGCCGTCATCAACGCCAGCGATGAATTCGCTCAGGCTACCGCGCTAAAGGGCCGAATCTACATCATCGACGTTGCCTACCATCAAGGGCTGAAAATCACCGAGGCGGTTCCTGCAGGCGACTCTGCTGTCGGCAACTACGTGGAGGAGGGCCGTGAATTGGCGCTGCTTTGCGTACCTGGCGCGTACAAGAAAGATAGCCCGATTAAGCTTGGCGCTAACGGCCAATTCACCCTGGCAACTGCTGACACTGATTCAGTGATCGGTTACAGCCAGGACGAAGCCACCATCGCCGCCGGCGCTACCGATTTCATCCGCGTGCGTATGCGCGTTGGCACTGTCGCCGCTGGCGCTTAAAAGAAGGATAAACGCACATGTATTTCTCCAAAGAGACATTGGCGGCTAATAGCCGTCTCGGCGGTCACTGGAATGAGCTGTGGGCGAACCGCAATATGTGGAACGCCAACCATAACGCCATGATCGCCGCAAACCGTGCGCATATGACGCCTGAAATGCTGGCGTGTAATGCGGTAGGTGGTTTCGCTCGCGAATTCTGGGCTGAAATCGATAACCAGATCCTGCAGCTGCGCGACCAGGAAGACGGAATGGAAATCATCAATGATTTGATGGGTGTCCAGACTATTCTTTCTGTTGGTAAAACTGCAAAACTCTATAACGTTGTTGGTGATATTGCTGATGATGTCTCAGTAAGCATTGACGGCCAGGCACCGTTCTCATTCGATCACACTGAATATGATAGCGACGGTGACCCGATCCCTGTATTCACTGCAGGTTATGGGGTTAACTGGCGTCACGCTGCCGGCCTTAATTCCGTGGGTGTTGATCTGGTTCTGGATTCTCAGTCTGCTAAGTTGCGTAAAGTCAATAAGCGCCGGGTGGCCTATTACCTTGGCGGTGATGAAAAAATTCAGGTTCAGGGCTACCCGGCTCAAGGCCTGAAGAACCACCGCAACAGCAAGAAGCTCAACCTGGGATCCGGTGCCGGCGGCGCTAACATCGATCTGACCACCGCGACGATGACTCAGTTGTTCGAGTTCTTCGGTAAGGGGGCATTCGGTACGTTGGCACGCGTTAATAAAGTTTCGCAGTACGACGTGATGTGGGTATCCCCGGAAATCTGGGCTAACCTGGCGCAGCCATACGTGGTCAACGGCGTAGTGAGCGGCAACGTATTGCAAGCGGTAATGCCATTTGCACCGGTGAAAGAAATTCGCCAGACGTTCGCGCTGAAAGGCAACGAGTTCATCGCATATGTTCGCCGCAAAGATGTGGTCTCCCCGCTGGTAGGCATGGCTCAGGGCGTTATTCCTTTGCCGCGCCCTCTGCCAAACGTTAACTACAACTTCCAGATCATGTCTGCTGAAGGTCTGCAAATCACTGCAGACGATCAGGGACTTTCCGGTGTTGTCTACGGTGCCAATTTGGCGTAAGGGGGAAACATGGCTAAATACGAAGTTATTCGCCCCTGGAATGGCGTAGAGATCGGGGATGTGTTGGAACTTGAAAACCTTCACCCAGCGCTGAAATCTAACGTTCGGTTGATGCGTGGCGCGGCCGGCGGTGAATTGACTCCGGCCACCCCGGATGCCGGCAACGAAACCAAGTCGCGCAAGGATGCTATCAAAGCGCGGCTCACTGATCTGGGGATTGAGTTCAAAGGCAACCTAGGCGAAGAAAAGCTCGCTGAACTGTTGCCGGAAGGCGAGCTCGAAAATCTGTTCCCTGCTGAATAACAGCCGCCGCCAAGGCGGTTTTTTTATGCCCCGCTTCGGCGGGGCTTCTTCTTACAGGAATCAGCCATGGTGACTAAAGAAAAGGCCAAAGAATATCTGGAGTCACAGGGTATCACTTTGCCTGATTTCGTCCTGGATGCGCTGGTGGAGCAGGTGAACAGCATTCAGGAATGTCTGGATGCGAATTACCCAGCATCCACAGCATTACTCATCCAGCTATATCTTCTCGGGCTTATGGGATTAGGCCAGGGAGATAAATACATCAGCTCTCAAACGGCGCCAAGCGGAGCATCGCGTTCGTTCCGCTATCAGTCATTCAGCGATCGCTGGAAAGGGGCGTTGAACCTACTGCGAGGGTTGGATAAACAAGGGTGCGCTACAGGCCTGATTCCACCTGACCCAACAAACAAGGCTTTTGCCGGTGTATGGATCGGAAAGGGCGGTTGCATGTGCGGTGGTGGTTGATGGCATGGATACCTGTCGCCGAACGGTTACCAAATCCTTTTGAGCGCGTCTGGGTGAAGACTGATACGGCCAGGCAAACCACGGGATTCGTTAACGACCGCGGTGAGTGGAAATTTAATTGCCCGAGAATCGCGGCAGAACGGCCTGCGGTGATTAGCTGGAGAGAGTGACATGTCATCATTAGGCAACTGGTCATACACGGCTGAGGCCACCATCTGGCACAATCTCGGCAATAGCGAAGCGGGCGATCCTCTGGGTTGGGCTCCGCCTGAAATTATCATGTGCGATTACCAGGGCGGACTCTCGACGAAGCTGAACAATATCGGTTCGGAAATCACTGTAAAAAACACTGTGTGGACTGAATTCACCGAAGCCAAGAAAGGCGACTATCTGCTTATCGGCGTGTCTACCATGGTAGACCCGATCGCCGCGGGTGCCGATGAGATGGTACAGGTGATCCGCTATGCCGACACGTTTGAGCGACTGGCAGAAGATATAGCCATTCTGACGGGAGCATAGCGATGGGCGTAAAGATAAAAGGTATCAAAGAGGCCCAGCGGCGCCTTGATGCCGTGGTTGAGGATGTCAGGACGAGAAAGGCGGTCAGGGCTATCAAGTCGGCCGTGATGATAATCGCTAATGAAGCAGCGCAGATGACCCCGGTTGACACCAGTACCCTGATAAATTCGCAGTACCAGGAGACAATGAACAACGGTACGCGGATTACTGGCCGTATCGGTTACTCAGCGAATTATGCGGTCTATGTTCATAACGCCAGTGGCATCATGAAGGGGTTACCGCGGCCAAACAACCGTGGCAATTACTGGGATCCTGCTGGTGAACCTAAATTCCTAACCAAGGCCGCAGATAAAACCCGGCGGCAGGTGGACGAGATAATCAGGAAGGAGATGATGCTGTGACACCTCCAATGTATCTCCGCCTAAGACATCTTTTCGAGAGTGCAGGCCTAACCGCGGGGCTCACCATCCAAACGCTGATGTGGAACGACACGGGCAAGTTATCCGACGCTTTCATCGTGTTCCGGCCAGGTGGTGGTTCAGATATTCAATACGACCGCGGCGGAGATTTCTTCGTAATGGTCGATGTAGTCGGGGCCAAAGGGAAGAACACAGAAGCAGATGCCGCGGCGAACAAAATCGCCGACTATATCAGCAGCCAGCAGGGCGCTGATAGCTGTGTTGGCGCCATACGTCTGCTTGGAGGCTCTCCAACGCCAATCCCATCAGCAGAGGGGCGATTAATCTACCGACTTTTAGTCTGCTGCACCTACGGCGAATAACGCACATATCTATCCATCAGGCTGCCTCTGGGCGGCCTTTTTTATTTGAAGAGGTAACACATGCAAGGTTGTGCAAATGATACCGGCAAGCTGATCGGTAAAGTCGCGGTGCTGCGTATGGCTTTCGGCTGTGCTGACACGCTGCCGGCACTGAGTGACTGGAAGCGCCTCGGCGCGCTGACCACCAAGGGCTTCGACTTCTCGCCAAACTCCGTGACGTCTGAAGCGGACGACGCGAAAGGGCTGGTGGAGAACCTGGTAACTAACATGGATTTCACCATTTCCGGTGAAGGTGAATTCCGCCGTAAAGACAAAACCACTGAGATCGGTGCGCTCAACATCTCCAAGTACATTTTCGATGAAGTGCAGGCTGGCCGGCAGCCGTCGATCTGGGTGCGATTCGATTTCGTCGGCGAAGATTCCGGCACCTACATCATGGGCTACTTCAACACCACGTCGTGGTCTGGTGATTTTGGCACGAGCGACATCTCCACTTTCTCCGGCGAGTGGAAAGTTGCTGATGCCGATACTGTCGTGTTTGAAGTCGCCGCGGATGTACCTGTTACCGGTGTGACAGTGGCGCCAGCAACAGCAAGCATTGCTGTAGGGGCTACTCAACAGCTTACCGCTACCGTGGCGCCGGCTGATGCCAGCGACAAAACCGGCACCTGGTCATCCTCGGCAACCGGTAAGGCCACCGTCAATCAGTCAGGTCTCGTTACTGGCGTTTCTGCCGGCGCGGCCACAATCACGTTTACCACCAATGATGGCGCCAAAACATCTACCAGCGCGATCACCGTTACCGCATAGCAAATGGTCGGGAAACCGACCGTCGATCTGACAAAGACTAGCCCTGCTCATGCGGGGCTTTTTTGTACCTGAAATTCATCGCGCACCGCACGCGCAGTAATCAAACCAAGAACCTTTCAGGATGACCCTTGAGGAACCGGCTGGCTGTCGGAGCCTTCTTGGGGCCGTTTCCTGTGCGACAAGGTTCATCACTAAAAGGTAATCCGAATGAACTATCCAACCGTAGCAGTAAACGGCGTCTCCGTTCGTGTTGATGAAGAGGGGCGCTATAACCTCAATGATCTGCATGCTGCCGCTGTAGCAGAAGGTAACGCCACGGAGTCACAGCGCCCAAGCAACTTCACGAAAAGCAAATCAATCAAGGAGTTTGTGCGCGAACTGACCGCCGCTACAAAAGTAGCGGCGCTTAAAACGGTTAATGGAGGCCCTAATCACGGGGTCTGGGGTCTGGAGTTGGTGGCTATCAGATATGCGGCATGGCTTAGCGCAAAGTTTGAGATCAAGGTTTATCAGACGTTCCAGGCAGTGATCCGCAATGGTATTGATGCCATGTCTCGCTTGAACAAAATAGACCACATCATCAAGACCGAATCCAAGGAAATAAGCCAGTGCGCCAGCCAAATGGCGAAGTGGGGTGTCGGCGGTCGAAAACGCCTTCTTCACACTGCCCGAGAGCGTGTTGCTGATGAAGTGCAGATGTACCTTCCTGGCTTTTGACTGAAGATTGGCAGGGATGCCATCGTTTTGAGGTTTAAATGACACCAATTACTGAATTAGGCGAGATGGTCATCACCGATGCCGATCGCGATTACTTCCTTCGACCTTCGTTCGCAAACATGACCCGCATAGGCTCGCCAGCGGAGATTGTAGAGCGATTTGCTGAACTCCATACCAGTGAGGCGCCACGGTTACTTGAAGCCGCTGTAGAGGCATACGGTGAGGTTCCTGGATGGTTGCTGGCATACATCAATGCGCCGTCATTCAGCAGTGCGGCAATATTCGCCGGGATGATCGTCATGCAGGCATGCTGTGATGATGACCTTAGCGCGCTGGTGGGAGAGTTGCGGCCAAGTAAAAGAGGGAAGAGGGCTTTCGTGTTTCGCCGCGGCAAGATGCCGGCGAGCGATATTATCGTAATCAGCCAATCACTGATCACTCACGGTATCATCGGTAAAGCAAAGATTCGCAAGCTGCAGCGACACGAGTCGAACAGCTACGTGAACGAGTTCAACGCCTTCGAGTACATCAGCGCAGCACGGAATCACTTCAACATGCCTCGAGCCGAAGCGGAGCGCCTTTCTATGACCGAGTTTCAGTTGCTGCTGGCGGCAAAGTACCCAGAGCAGAAAGGCTTCACGCGCGAAGAGTACGATCAGGTTATGGACGAAGACGAGAAGCGCTGGCAGGCGAGGATGGTAAAATCAGCGATGAGATAATCGAAAATCTACGCAAAACCAGGGTAGATGTGTGACATGTCACAACACAAAGTTTGTTTGAGTCACGCTTGACCGTAGGATCAACATAACTTAATCTTCAAACACAACAAAAAAACTGTTGACGTTTTCGACTTAGGGCTTGGTGAAGCATGGATTCGCTAAGCTCTTTTTGCACCTTAACGAGGCGGATAAGGAGGAGCTATGTTTGGTTTCTCGTTCAAAGGACGGTCGCACAAAAAAGATTCTGTCGATAGGCTTACAACTATTCTTATCGACAACCAAGATAGGCTGAGCATCGATCGTGATGGCGTGATCAGTATCAACTTGGATAATGAAAAGGTTCGCAAGGAGATGAAGCGTCAGCTTCAGCACCTGGCGCAGGTGGAACCAGTAAAAGCCAGGTAATCGATGGGAACATTGTTGTTATCAGCCATTCTGGTTAGTGGCTACATCTTCGCAGTAACGTCAGTATCATCCAGATATAAATTTAAGCGCTCCGATGGTTGGGGCGCTTACTTTTATGTAGCAACGTGGGGCACTGGCTTTTGCATCTTGAGTTGGGTTATCTGCTCGATTATGGGCTTTGTCGGCCTGATCGACTTTATGGCCCAGACGGTAGGGTTAAACAAAGACAATGCAAAACTGTTAATCCCACTTTCTGCTGATGCTGTCGCTACAGGGAAGAGTTTGAAGATTGCGATGTGGATCGTCGGCACTGTTGTGCTTGCCACTGTGTGTGGATTGGTTAACAAGACATGGCACGCATATGGAGACCGCAGGTTTAAAGCACTTGCTAAGGCCGCTAGAAATCACCCCCTAGAAACATTGGCAATCGAGGCATCAGCGACGTTAGCACCTGTTATATTTACGCTGAAGTCCAAAAAGTTTTATGTAGGATGGGTCATTCGACCGCCCCTGGAGCATGGAAAAATTGAGCATATGGCATTCATTCCTCTCCTTAGCGGATACAGGGATAAGGATACCTTGAAGATTATCGTAACCACTAACTACGATACCCACTATGAGAGCATAGGACTTTTGGGTGATATAGCCGATGTCGAAGGGCCGCCAAAGATAAATAGTGATTTGACATTTAATGATTTCCGAGTGGTTTGCCCAGTTTCCGAGATTGAAAATCTCTCATTTTTTGACTTTCAGACTTACAACCAGTTTAAGATTCAGGAAGAAAGAGAAGAGAGAGGGCAACGCCGATCTAGGCCTCGAATCATCAGGGCAAGATCATAGTTGCGCATAGAACCCACCCAAGAGGTGGGTTTTTGCTTTCTACGGGTGCTATAGTGCTCAATCATCCTTAACAATGGTGATTGCTATGAAATGGATATCTGTGAAAGATTCCCTCCCTGAATCAACCCTCCAGTTTTACAAGGTGATCGTTGCGACCAAGGAGGGGGTTGGTTTCGCCGCCTATGACCGCATGAGCGGATTTGGTAATGTGACCTTAAATGGCAATGTACAACACTCTTACTTAGAAGTGACGCACTGGATGCCCCTACCTGATGCTCCTGCTGAGTAAAGATATGCCCGCTTAGCCGCGGGTTTTTGCTTTCTAAGGCTTGCTTTACCTCTCAAGTGAGATTCGTTATCATTTGATGAGTTGTTTGTTCCTATAAGGATATAGATATGCGTAAGTCACTGCTGGTTGCCCTAGGTGTGATAGTTCTATCGGGATGCGCTGGCCAGAACGATGATTATCAATTGAATAGCAAACAATCGTCTGCTCAGAAAGACAGCAAAGAGTGGAAGGAGTTTGTCGCTCCTCTGTCTACCAAAACTCAATCGCCACAAGACAGACTGATGAAGCGTGCCGAGAGAAACTACTAACTGATAAAAGCCCACCTGAGTGGGCTTTTTGCTTCCTGACCCCTCGTTTTCGTTGCCTGCTTCATGCTCTCTGCTAAGATCGGGTCATCTTTGATTGATGGGCAAGGAAGAATGAAAAAGATATTAATACTGGCAATTGCCACTATGTCGTTGACTGCATGCAAGCCTGGAGAACAAAAAGCCATTGAGCTTGCGCAGAAGGAAGTAGCAGCAGATCTGAAAGACCCGGATAGTGCAAAGTTCAGATACACGCGCGTTGTAAAAACGCAAGAGAATGATGATGGTACGCTTCTGGCATTGGTATGCGGTCAGGTGAACGCTAAAAACGGCTTTGGAGCTTATGCGGGATTTCACTCATTCATGATTGATTTAAGCATGAAAGAAAAGGGATTCTTTAGTAAAGCCGTCACTTACAAAGTAGGAAATAAGAGAATATCAACGGAAGACGATAAAAGCGATATTGTTGGCTACACAGCATTGTGTGGCGAAGACGCCTAAACTAATCGAATGATATAAACCTCGCTACGGCGAGGTTTTTTATTGCCTGGAGAAAAGTGAATGTCAGAACAGGACGGCGGAACCCTTGTTTACCAAGTAGATATAGAAACTGCAAAGCTAATTACAGGAAGCCGGCGAGCTTCTGTAGTTTTGGAGCAGTTAAATAAAAATGCTAGAGGTGCAAGCTCAGGTTTAGATGGTGTTGATGCATCAGGTAAAAAGGCCTCAGGCTCACTTGGTAATGTTGCATCAAATGCAGAAAAAGCAGGTGGTGGATTTTTAAATGCAAGTCGTAGTGCTGATAGTCTAGGCGGTGGTTTAAACAAATTAACATCTTTGATTAGGGGTTATATCACCATTCAGGCAGCTATGAAGTTAATAAAAATAGCTGATGATATGACAATGTTAGAGGCTAGAGTTCGTAGGCTTAGCTCAAGTACAGAAGAAGCCACTATAACTATGGCCTCTCTTTCTGCTATAGCAGCAAACACAGGGAGCAGCCTTGCAAGCACAGAAAAACTATGGGAAACACTCACATCAAGTCTTAAGGAAGCTGGAGCATCCAATCTACAAGTGTTGAGATTGACTGATACACTTCAGAAAATAGGTGTTGTAGGCGGTTCTTCCGCAGAAGAAATGTCCAATGCACTACGCCAGTTTGGTCAATCAATAGCTGGTGGTATCGTGAGGGCTGAAGAGTTTAACTCTGTACTAGAAAACATGCCGGAGCTCGCAAGGCAGATTGCTGCCGGACTCGGTCTTTCTATGGGTGAGCTTCGTAAGCGCATGTTAGATGGTAAGCTGACGGCTGAAGATGCTTTGAATGCTATTCAGAAGCGTTCACAATCGGTAAATGAAGAGTTTGATAAAATGCCAGTTACAGTTGAGAGAGCAAAAAATAGTCTCGACGTGGCGTTTAAAAATGTGATTGGCGATCTCAATGAGTCAATACAGTTAACACAGACCTTGGCTGGTCTAATGCAGTCAGTGGCAAATAACCTTAATTTCTATAATAGAAATGTCGGTGACTCTGCCAGAATGCCAAAACTTATTGAATTACAAAAAAAATACAATGAGGAATTAAAAAACGGTCAGCAATGGTATGAAACTGACAGTGTTTATCAACAAAGAAGGGGGCAGGCAGCTTTCGAGCTTAAACGTGTGGAGCAGGAGATAGCCCACATTCGAGCAAAATCTGCGAAGGATTCAGAAAATGCAAGTAAACCAATCGAGATAAATTCTGGCTCCAACCCTAAACAAGATGAATTAATCAAGAAGTCAGAACGTAGGCTCGCTCTTTCGAAACTTGAAGGTGAAGCAAGGGCTAGACTCGAAGCTCAATATGCAGCTGAGGATGCTGGCTTCAAAAAGGATGACCCCCGCGCCAAGCGCATGGAAGATGAGGCCGCGGCAACATACAGTAATCTTGAAGCGCAAAAAAAACTCAAATCAGAGACCAAGTCTGGCGTTGCGGCAGCAGATAGCGCTGCTCAAAAGGTAGAGAATCTTAGGCAAAAATCTGAGCTTGCTGCTAGTTCTACGAAGGAGTTTAGCCGAGAGCAAGCGATACTGACCGCTCAGCAATCACTCGGAAAAGGCGCGACGCAAGCACAGGTTGCTCTGGCCGGGGAATATGCCGCAAAAGCATGGGATGCGGCCGCCGCAGCCAAAGGCGTCACTGAGGCGATCAAGGCTATGCCTGAGAAGGCAGAGAATAAATCCTATGCCGAATCCATGCAGAACCTGAAAGCTGCGCTGGATGCAGGGAAGATTGACCTTCAGGAGTACAACATCGCCACCGAGAAAATGGCGCTGGAGCATCAGAACAACTTAGCGAAGATTAACGCTCAGGCTGTAGTCAATCCTGTCGCATCTGCACGTGCTGAAGTTGATCCGGTTCAGCAGTTGGCGAATGAGAATGCTCAGAAGCTGGCCCTGATGCAGCAGTATCAACAGCAGGAGCAGGCGATACTGCAGCAGAGTTACCAGCAGGGAAAAATCAGCTATGACCAATTTATCTTGGCTAAACAGGCCACGGATGATCAGTACCTGGCTTTACGTACTGCCCAAGAGAAGCAATACCAGGAGCAGCAGACGGCGGCGCAATGGCAGCTATTGAGCCAGCAGAGCCTTGGTTACGACATGCTGACGAGTGCTGTTGATGCTTTCTCTGGTAATGCCTCAAACGCTATTACAGGACTGCTTACCGGCACCATGTCGGCACAAGAGGCGATGCGTTCGCTTGGCAACACCATTCTGAACAGTGTAATAAACAGCATCGTTCAGGTCGGCGTGGAGGCGTTGAAAAACTACATCCTAGGCCAGACGCTTGGCGCTGCCTCCGTGGCGTCATCTGTGGGTATGGCTGCAACAACGGCTTCTGCCTGGGCGCCGGCGGCCGCAATGGCATCACTGGCAACTCTTGGCGCTAACGCAGCTCCAGCGGCTGCAGGGATAACCTCAACCGTTGGATTGGCTGGTGGGCTGGCTTTGGCTGGAGCGCGTTATAACGGCGGCCCTGTGAGCGCTGGCGCGATGTACCAGGTGGGTGAGCGAGGCAAGCCAGAGATTTACCAGGCGAGCACTGGTAAGCAGTACATGATCCCCGGTGACAACGGCAAGGTGATCAGCAACAAGGACATGCAGGGAGGTGGAGGAGTTGTTGTTTATAACAACGTGCAAAATTACACTGGTGCCACGGTTGATTCACAAGCAAGAGTCAACCCTGACGGCTCAGTATCCATAGATACCATTGTTGCTGATTTCAATAATGGGGGGCCAATCAGCCAATCTGTTGCAAGGAACCATCAGGCACCAAGAAGGGCGACTGAATAATCAAGGGCCACGTTATGCAAGAGTTAAAAAAGGGCAGGAACGAGTTCGGTAAACTTGAGAAGGGAAAGCCTTTTAGTATTGGTCTCAACCGTCTTGTCGATTTTAAAATAGTCACTGCGGGAGGAACAATAATCGAGGGTAAGATTCCAGCCAATGAGTATTTAAAGGTTACCAGCGGCGGTGATTTATCTGCTTTTGAAATAGTGATAAATGACCTCCCCAAAGACCTAAAGGTCGCAGACTAAACCAACCCGCTTCGGCGGGTTTTTTATTACCGGGAGAAAACCGTGGCAATACCTTATCCCGACTGGCTATCACTTCCCCAGAAGTCCAACAAGAGCCGCACGATTGATGCCGGGTTCCGCACAGATCAGCCGGCAGTGGGCGCGCCAATCTTCCAGCGCCTGACAGATGACATCAAAACTACCTGGTCGCTGACGTGGATTTTCACGCTGCAAGAGGATCGGGCATTCGAACAGTGGTATCGCAGCCCTCGTTACCTGGATAACGGCAATCAGTGGTTCACGATGCTTTGCAATCTGGGGGGCTCTGGCCTGCAACTGCAGGAGCTGCATTTCGTTGCACCGCCGGTTCAGACGAGCATCAACGGCAACACGACCACATGGACGGCGAGCGTAATCACCCGGAAGGTCTACAACCCGGATGACGAGTTCTCAGACGTCATTGTTGAGCTGCCTCCATATCAGTGGGGGATCATTGATGAAGTGGTCAACCGCGACATGCCGGAGTTTTGAATGCCTACATTACGAGAATTTCAGTCACAGCGGCCTAACAGGATCATCTACGACACGATGACGTTTAGCCATCCGTCATTTGGCGTTCTCCGGCTGGTGGCAAACCAGATATACCCAAAGACTTTCGCCGGCCAGGTGTTTTCAGCGTGTCGAATGGAGGTCGCAGAGAGCCAGCAGAGCAGCACGCCGGTGATCAACTCAACGGTGAAGTTCGGGCGCCTGGCGCAGGACTTTAAGCAGCAGTTGAAGTCGTGGCGCGCGCACTCACGCATAACGCCTATCTCTGCCACGTATCAGCGTTTCGATGCGGCGGACATGAACACGCCGCTGAAGTCTTGGACGCTGTATGTGAAAGATGCCTCTCTCGATGAGGCTGACGTAACCTGCTCGCTCACGCTGCAGAACCCGCTCAACAACAACATCGGCTTACTCTACAACACCACTGAATTCCCAGGACTCGCCAATGCATAAACCTGACTTCATTCACGCCATGGAGGGTAAGCCGTGGCGCGATCGGGCGTGCTCGTTCGATGCGGCTGATTGCTGGGGGCTGGTGGTGCTGTATTACCGGCATGTGCTCGGCATAGAGATACACCAAACGCCGGACTACGAAGCCGGTAGCGACTTCCTGACGTGTTTTTCCGGTGATGTTGTGTTCTGGCATCAGGCCGAGAAAGCGGCCGACGGTAGCATTTTTATCGCGTATTACGGCGGTCAGCCAGCCCACGTTGGTTTAGTCATCGATGGGCAAGCATTCCATAGCCGCGGCGAAGCTGGGCATGTGCGCTTTGACAAACTGCGGACGCTGGAGCGAGTTTTCACCAAATTGGAGTTTTACGACTATGCCGTTGATCGAAGTTCAGCGCGTGCCGGGGTTGCCGAAAGAACGGCATAATCTTCCCGCCGGCAGCATGTTCTATCCCTGGTTTAAATCGGCCAACCTTCACTGTGATGTTGAAATTCTGCGTAACGGCGTAAAGCTGCAGCCCGATGATGAGTTGAATTTCCCGCTCAACGACGGCGACGTGATCAGCGTGTTCGACCAGCCGAAAAGCGGCACCATTGGCAAAGTGCTAAGTCCTATTTTCGCTCCGATCAAGTTTGTCCAAAAAATCCTGACGTCATTGCTCGGCCAGCCAAGCGCGGGCGTGGCGACAAGCAGCAACGCAAAGACCTCCCCGAATAACAGCCTGAAAGGGCAAACCAACATTGCGCGAAACGGTGAGGCAAAGCCTGACAACTACGGCCAGGTGCGCGCGTACCCTGACCTGATTCAGGAGTCGTTGTTCGAGTACGAAAACAACATCAAGAAAGTCACAGAGTGGATGAATTTCGGGCTGGGCCGGTATGACGTCTCGTCAGTAAGGTACTCAGAATCGAACCTCGGCGCGCTGGCTGGCGCCTCATACCGCATCTACCAGCCAGGCGATAACATCCCGCTGATCAACGAGGGGTTCGCTTTTGACGACATCGACGGCCAGGAGCTGCCGGGGCCGAACGAGAGCGGAGATTTTCCAGCAGAAACGGCGACGACAACTACCGATATGGTGTCTGGGGAGTTCATCGCTGGACAGGCAAAGGTGAAAATCAAGCAGAACAGCGATTTCGATTACTTCTATGACCTGTCTAAGCCTCATTCCGTGTCTTTCGTGGTCAATGTCACATACAACACAGTATCAGGCTCAGTAACACGCGATATCACGGTATTTGCCGATCTCTTCAGTGCTACGACAACCGATGATGGCGCCCCAGTAAATCCGCAGTATTTTTACGAATTCACCTTCATAAACTTGGGTGGCAATGATATTGGGCAGATACCTGATGATGCAGTGGTCAACACGTCGATATTCACGCTGAACGACAATGAACCGCTGGTTATAGGCCCGTCATTCTCTCCGGTTGAGGGGACTCAGTTATGGATCCATCTGCAGGCTCAACTGGGGCATGGTGACTATGCGCGCACAACGGTTACCTGGTGGAAGATTGACGATGACAACAACCAGATCCCAGGAACTACAGAGTTTCTAAACATCGGTCTTAACAACGATGACGAGAATGCAGATATCAAGTATGGGACAACCAAAATCACGCCGGCAGCCGGTTATGGTCGTTATGCGCTTCAGTTTGTCAGAACAAACAACAGTAACGATCACTCGATCCTGAAAGTAGAAGCTGTTCACATCGTCAGGACGCGCACCAACGTTGTTTACCCGAATGACACGCTCGTAACCGTCACTGTCATTGCGACAGAACGCGCGACCAGTGCAAGGGAGCGAAAATATAACGCGCTAATCACCCGACACGTCATCAGCTACAACCTAGCAACACAGACAGTCGATTACACAGAAAGGCCGTCTCGCTCGTTTGCAGACGCTGTACTGCACACCTGGCTAAAGATGGGCGGACAGCCAGAGTCTAGCATCGACATCTATGAGCTTTACACTATCGCGGCATCGTTACCAGACCAGCGCCTGGGTTATTTCGATTACACCTTCGATGACGAAGATATCTCGCTGGGCTCTCGGATTCAGACGATCTGTGATGCGGCGACGGTAACCGCGTTTTGGGATGGAGGGGTGTTGTCTTTCACTCGCGATGAACGGAAGCCAAGCGCAACGACGGTTTTCAACCGCGCCAACATGAAAGCGGAGGATTACAGCCTTTCCTACGACATGACGCTACCCGGTGGTTTTGATGGGGTAGAGGTCAAGTATCGAAACCCGGTCACGAATAAACAGGCATTCATCCGCTACCGGATCGTCGGCAACTCGATAGAGGAGGGCGAGCCGGTAAAGGCAAAGAAGTTCGACATGCTGTTTATCCGCAATTCTTTCCAGGCACGGGATCGGGCATTGAAAGAAGTTCGCCGGCTGCTGTACTCACGGCAAACGATGGCTATCCGCGCGCTGGCCGATGGTGAATGGGTGAACGTCGGGCAGATGGTGCAGGTAGCCGATATCTACGACGCTAACCAGCAGGATGGCTATATCGTCGCGCGCAACGGCAACAACTTCGATACCAGCGAACGGATCGAGTGGTCTGGGGATATGTTTGTGGTCGTTACTGATGCAATCGGTGCGCCTACAGCGCGCGTCCAGGCATTTCCTCGCACAGATACCATATTTGGCTTCGCTGCAGCAATACCAGAAATAACCCTCAACCTCTATGACGGCTACAACACACAGTCGCCGTCTCGTTACGTCATCGCCTCTCAGGTGGAGATGGATGCGACGAAATGGACGATTACAGAAAAGAAACCTAATGGCGACGGGACTACCTCATTAACCATGTCTGAATACAACGATGAAATGTATAATTACGAGGTTACAGCGTAAATGACCACACCAACAAATAAACCCATTCCTAGTAATGACGTAATTGATTTAAAGTTTAACGCGGAAAAAATAGACGAGGTTGTTAATTCCAATGCTGAGAAATACCTGGATAGGTTTGGGGTGGAAAGATACACCTTAGAAGGCATTAGGAAAAATCTTTCTCCATTAGGAAAAACATACACCCAAGAGCAGGCAACCGCTGCAATTGCTTCTGGAGAAATACCTGATGGCGCGTTCTTCTTTATCTGGTCTGATGATGAGGGCGCTGTAGCTGAAAAATATCAAAACGTGGGTGGTGTAATTACACCAACTGGTGTGAAAATATCAAGTGAGCAATTCGTGCAAATGGTTTACCAACAGGCGTTGGCAAACCTGGCCGATATTTCGCAACTTAAAAACATCACATCGATGCTCAAAAACTACACGTCTACAGGGTGGCAATTTTCTTTGGAGTCTAAAAACGGCCCATCGGAAACGCTTCTTGGTGTAGATGATAATGGTGAATTGTGGCTCGCCGGTCTTGTTCGTGGGATACAGGAATATGTTGAGCAGTTGATCCCGACATCATTAGCGAACAGATATAAAGGGCTTCAATGGGCGCTGGTGGATAAATCAGGAAAGCTCGGGCTTATCACAATTGACGATGATGGTGCTATGAACATTGTCGGGATGGACGATGCACTTCAGGATCGTGTTTCCTCGCTTTGTTCATCAACATTTTCTCGTCGTATTGTGGGATTTCAATATGTGGTTTTGGCCGAGGATTTAAAGTCGGCACTGCTCGCTATTGATGATGATGGCGGTTTCTATATTCCAGGTATTGAAGGCCCGCTTCAGGATAATCTGGGTGAGTCACTTGCAACGATAAAAACCGAGAACGGCGTGCCGGCGGCGGCATGGCGAGGAAATGTTGTGTGGTCTGATAGGCCAGTACTCACCGCCCAAAAACTGACATCGACCGGATTTATTTTCAGTTATGTGCCTGGAGGTGAAGCAACTGCAGGGAGTGGGGTTAAGTACGAGCCATCAATTCGAGAAATGCCGATCGATGCAAACGAGGTGCATGGTGGTGGTTCGGGTGGCCAGTCACTGAACACGCCAAAAGATGGCGCCGGCATTAATATTGTCAATCGCGATCCTGCTTTTCGTGGTCGAGTACTCGCGGGTGCAAATGGAAGGCCGGAAGGCGGTGGCATGGATCCTGTAAGCGAGTCAGACCTGTCTACGCTTAACGATGCACAGTATCCGGCTGCAGGATGGCGCCAGGGTAACGTGTTGCCGATGTATTATGCGATTCTCCATCAAAATCCTGGAAACCAGGTCTTTATTCATGCCCCATTTGCGGCAGGCGGCCGTTCTTTTGCTGAGATAAGCAAAGGGACGATCCCATATCAAAACTCGCTGGACTTTGTGCAGCTTGGGAAAAATGCAGCCGACGGAGTAGGGAAGCGCTACACGTTCAAATTCATGACGTTTGAGCATGGAGAGACGGATAACGACAACGGCAGCTCGCAGAATCCTGGCGACTATCTCGCGAAGATGACGCCCTATTTTTCTGGGCTGCAAATTGACTTCAAAGCGATTACCGGCCAGGCCGATAATTTTGCCGAGGTATTGGGTCAGGTCGGCAGTCGCATCAACACCAAAAATCAGCAGGTAGACGATCAAGGCAACCCAATCGGCGAGCCTGTGATTGTACAGCCGTACTCTGTCACCGCCACCGACCAGTTAACTTATGTGCGTCAGAACGCGGCAAAGGCCATCATGTACGGCCCAAAATACCCGCTTAACTGGCTCTATAACGATGCAACGCTGAGCCATCTGAATGCCGCCGGTAAAGTGCTGCAAGGCGAATATGCCGCACAGGCTATCTACTGGCATCTGTATGACCCAGTGAAAAAAGGAACCTGGACGGGGCTCAAAGCTCGCTCATTATCAGTGAATGGTAGCACTATCGACATCGTGTTCGATGTCCCATACCCGCCGCTGGTAATTGATACAACAACAATTGCTGATTGCCCTGGGCAAGGATTCTCGTTGCAAGATGCCTCTGCTGAAGTTCAGTCGGTAGTAGTTATCGCACCAAACACTATCCGACTTAATCTCAATCAGTCTCCAGCAGTTACAGATCACCTATTGATTGGATTCACTAACACTGTTCCAGCAACCCAGGACTTTGTCTATCCACTGGTTTGCCTGCGTGATAGCTCAACTCAAACATCACGCTGGATCACTAAGAATAACCAACCCTTTCCGCTATATAACTGGGCATGCCTCGACCGCCTACCACTGAATGGAGCATTTTAA